GGGGAACAGCACAGAGATGTTTGACCACAGGATGTTGAACTTCATCCTTGGCATCTCAATGGCATCACGCTCGTCTCGGTAGCGTCTTACTACCTTCTTACCGCGCTTTTCCCACTTGTCAAAGACCTTGGTGGCTTTGTCTAGTTGGTCGTGCCAGTACGGGCCTTGATCTTCCTCATAAGCCCCATCATCGTAGGCGTTCTCGTACATATTAAGCCGCGAAGAAGAATGTCACATTCAATGCAGTTCCAGCGATAGTTGCGTGGAGGCTTGTCCCCACATTAGCAGGGAATCGGTGAAACCCTATGGCTGGTGTGATCGTGCCTGACATAACAGTACCGCCAGAGCCTCCGTCTCTCAAGACCAATGTGCCTGCGTTTGTGCTGTTTACATAGAATCCGATCAGTTGACAAGCCCCTGTCGAGACCGCCCCTGTTTCCGTGATGTTCTTGTATCCACCTACTTCTGCTACTGGTTGGCTCATATGCGTTCCTCTTTATGTGTAGTTTCAAAATCCCACAATTCGTCTAGCGTAATCGTCTGTAAAGTCTTCCCTTTGGGTTGGGGTTCGTTTGACTTGTCTTGTCGATACGCGACTGCAAGCATTCTAAACGCATCTGCGGGGTGTGAACACCAATCATGCCTTGGAGTTTGACGAAAAGTTTTCTTGTCCTCATCATATTCTCTTTGGTACTGTCTGAGTGCCTCTAACCCCTCATCACAAATCGGGTCAAAGTAGCACTTCGGGAGAATCATCCGCACCGCCTGTATGCCGTCTTGAACACCTATTTCTGGCACTATGGCTAGTTTGCCAATCCCTCCAAGGTGACTAGCAAGTTGTTCAAGGATTGACTTACCCCCCGAGGCTAAAGTCTTGGCTCTAGCATCATGGGGTAGAAAGTGTTTGGTGTACCGATAGCCCTTGCTGTTCACAACATTGGCTATTTCCTCAATGGATGCGCCTGATACCGCGTAGTAGTCCATTACATGAATCTCACCACGGACTACCTGATACCACCAGATCGCTGTGTCATCTCGATAACCTAAGTCCCACGCTGTGAAAACAGGCGCGTCTGCATCAAACTTGAGGTCTTGGATTCTGCCATCTGCGTCTAGTTGGCGCATCTCCACCCCGTAGAACGCCCCGAGGATAGCTGCGTCAAATGAGCACTCATACTCTTGGTCATACTGGTCTTGACTTAGTTGGTCTTTGGCAGCCCTCAGTTCCGAGGCAGGCAGTATCTTTGATGCTGTGGCTGGTAAGCGTAGCAAGAACCAATCGGGCGTTGCTTGGCTAACCCTGTATATGTCGTGAAACTGATTCTTTCCCTTCGGAGTACCCCCAAAGACTGCCCAACCCAAGGTGCTAGACAAAGTGGGTCTTATGACATTACCCCACACACTTGGTTTGAAGTCTCCATACTCGTCTAGGTATACCCCGTTAAATCCTAATCCACGCATGGCATCTGCGTTGTCTGAGCCAAATAGTCTGATCTTTGCCCCGTTGACCAACTCGACTGTTAAATCGCTCTCATTGGTGTTCTTACTTACGGGTTGGGCATAGAACTTAAGGTAATCCCACGCTACCGACTTGGCTTGGCTTCTGAATGGGGCTATGTAGGCGTACTGTGCTCTTACCCCACCCTCGGTCAATGCTCTGCGTATCAGGTCGTTGATAGCCGCTACTGTCTTACCCGCCCTTCGGTGTGCCACCAGACAAGACCATCTCTCCGTCCTTTGGTGAAAGGGCATGAATGCCTCTCTCGGAGAGTAGGGAATGATTACTTCGCGCTTTCCCACTTAATCACCATTTCAATTGCGCCTTCATCTGCGCCTGTTATCTCTGTTCTAGCAAGTTTAGGCACATGGTATTCCACTACGCTTTGGAATAACTCGAATGCCTTTGCAGGGTTGGGTTTTATATCTGCCTCAGGAATGCCATTAGCGACCTCATCTAGCCACTCTGCTAATCTGTGTGCATTACCATCAACGAACATTGCAATCGCCTCCCTTGCCTGTTGTGTGGTCTTGTTGGGCGTTCCTAAGCCTCGCCCTCCAGCCTTCTTCCTATTTTTAACTACTTTAGTTTCTGTTGTCATGCTAAAGCCTTAGCAAGTTCTTCTTCAATTGATGCTAAAGGTTGACCTTCTTTGATTGCCTTACGCATCTCTGGGGTTATGTCTAGGTATCTTACTGGCTCTTGTTTCATGGTTGGAACACTACTGCCTGCTGGTAAGTTATCTATGCCAGTATTGATTTTAGTCTCACCTACTTGTGCGCCATACTTTTTACTTAGTTTGTTTAGGTAGTTAGGGTAAACCTCATCGTAGTATTTCTTCATGCCTTCGCCACCAATTTTTAGGTCAAGACCAGACAAACCTTTCCAAATATCTTTTGGTTGAGATACTGAACCAGTCCCACCAAAGTTTCTATCAAAGCCTTCATTCTTAGTGATCTTTTCTGCAACTTCTTTGCCAACATAATCTGACAGCTTTTCTTTAGGCACTGTTTCACCCAACATATTTCCACGACCATTAGCTTGTGCTGAAAGTTGATATGTACCATCATCATTTCTTTTGTAATTTAATTCATCAACTTGCTTACTCAAGTCATAGCGTTCTGCTTGTTGCGCCCCAGTAGTTAAGCCTATGCGGTCGTAGCCCTTATCCACAGCCTCTTTGATTGCTCTTTTTAGGGCTAGTTGATGCCATGTGTCTTTAAATGGTGCGTCTGGAACACCACCAGCCGATGTTGCATTTAATTCATTTATAACGCCATTGATAGCGCTCTGTCTGTTGTAATCTTTGTTAATAATAACGCTTGGATTGCTGTTATCTCTAACCACATACATGGTATCGCCATCAATTGTTTTTAACTCTTGCACAAAATAATTATCAGGTAATTCTGTAAGAGTTCCTTTTCCTTTGTATCCCTTTTCACGCCCCGCTTGATGCCAATCTGACTGCACTTCCTCGATCAGCAACATCTTTTTGCCTTCAGCATCTACACGGTCATTCACCCTCATGTGGGCTAGGATGTTTGGTTCGTTAAAATGGCTTGATCTGTATTCTGGTGCTGCCGATGCGTTTCTTGCCTGTGTTGGCATTGCGTTTGTAATTTCTTGTTGTTTTGCAGGATTTAACTGCGCCCACTCTGGCTCTCCACCACGTTTTACAAATTGTGTGTAGTAATTTTCTGCCGCCATGCCTGCATCCATTGGCTTATTAGGCAAAGTCAGCAATAGTTCGCGGTAGTTCTCCCCACCAGGCAATTGATATTGCCCAAATTTAGTTGGGGCTATTGGTTCTTGAGCTTGTATGCCTAAACCACGCAAATCAAAAGCCTCAGCCCTTGTGTTAAACATTTCAGCTTCTCTAAAATATTTTTCTGCAATATCTTTACGACCTTGTGCTTGCGCTCTTTGAGCTTGGCGAGTTGAAGATTCAGCAGAGTTATATAAACTTTCAACCGTACTTTCATCTCTAATGTTTTGCAACTTCATTAACTCATCAAATTTTTCTTGACCAAATGTAGGATCATCTATTGGATGCTGTTTAAGCTGCTTAAACTCAGACTCTAAAGTATTAAGTCTTTGAGTATCAAGATAATATGGTTCTGCTGGAGGAAGTGCATCACTTCGTATCACCTCTTGCACATCAAGTTTATTGTTGGCAATAAAGTCTTGCACCTCTTGGCGTGTCACATTTGGCTTGCCTTTGAGGTAGGTATCCAAGCCCATAGCCTCGATCTCGTACTTCTTGACATCCTGACCCTTCATCAGATCATTCAAGAAAGAGTCCCCAGTACCTTGTTTTCTAGGGATTTTTAGGGCTTGTTGCTCAACAGCAGAGTAAAACCCTAGCGGAGACACTTCTGCCTTTGTTACTGCTTGTGCCATTTGGTCAGCAGGGTTAACCGCAAACATCGCGGTCTGAGGCTCTTTTAGCAGGCTTGGCAATACTGATCGTCCTGTGGCTAATCGGTCAGCCACTTCCATCCCCAACAAATTCAAGCCTTTTTGCCCAGCCCGTACCGCAGGCATTGGGTTAATTGGCGCAAAGCTGCCCATTCTTCCCGCCACATCACCAATTGGTGTGTTTGACTTTAATGGCATTGTTTCTAAATAGTGTTCCGTATCAGGATACTTTTGCTGTCCTGTAAACGCTTGGCTAAGAAGTTGTAGCGGTCTGACCATTGGTATTGGTTGGTTCACTACATCGCCAAATAAGCCCCGTGTGCCAGCAATACGCCCTCTTAGCACATCCACAGGCACATTGGCACTTGCCGTTATGTCTTGCTGAGACCGATAGGGTTTCATCTGCGGAAATACCCCAAAGGCAGGGCTTTGCTCTGCTGCCATGCGCTCAATCTCTTGTGGGGTTGGTTGCGATGTACCCAAGGCTTGGGCTAGTGCTCTGTAATCAGCCATCAATATCTTTTAGAGTAATTGAGCATAAATCTTGGCGGTGGGGCTTGTAACCTTCCATGTGGGTCAGTCATAGGGATAGGAGGTGGTCTGTTGTAACGCATCCCATAAGTCTCATCACCTTTTTGATACGCCAAATCCATGCCTTGTGCTTTTAATTCTTGAAAATTGGGCGTTTGTACCCCAGACATACTTAAACCCGCGTTTATTGATTCATTGTTTGACAATGGAATATTTGCGCCAATTCGACCCCCACCAGCAAAGCCTTTTGGTATTGCGATAATATTGCCAGATGCGTCATATCGAACTGGTGATGACAACGCTTTAGCCAATTGACTGTAAATTTCTTCATCACTATATTCAGGCATGAGCGTTTTCCTTCATGTTTATCAGCCCGTTAAGCATCCTTGACTTGGTTTTGTGCCATTCCTGAGAATACGCGCAATTCTTGTAATGCTCAAATTCTGGGATGCCTAAAGTGTAATGCGCGATCTTAGCGTTGTGTTGTTCCTCACCCACCAAAACATTCCACTCTTCTGGTAACTCACCTATCTGATCGTCTTTTAGCCACTCAAATCGATGTAGTTCACTTCCTGTATGGTCATCAACAAAATCCATGTCCAGAACTCTGTTATCAGGATGCTCACAGTTCCACAGTATCAAACTCGACCAGTTCTTTCTTGGATAGTTCTCGTTCTTGGTCTCCATCGCTGTGCCGATGTATTTCCTTTTATGCTTGGTAAAGTAATTGTGCTTAACTACTTGCACCGCCTTGGTGGGGTCAAACAACTTGTCCAATTCGGCTATGTCGGCAAGCATCAGCATATCGCTTGCATCCATAAATATCGCCCTACCTCTAAATCCTGTGAAGTAAGGCACTAGGAATCTTTGGTAAATAAATGTGTTCGACCCGTCTCTTTGCTTGCCAAAAAAAGGCGTAATCGCCACCGCCTCTGAGGTGCGCTCGATCAAGGATTGGGTAAAAACATGATAACCAATCGCCTCCCGAGGGTCGTAGCCTGCAAAGATTCTGATCATTTGAGTGTCAGTTTATACAAGGTTGAATCAATTAAAGCTGCTATCTCGTCAATGATGTTTTGCAATTCCGTATCGTCTGGCATCGCCTTACGATTCTTTTTTACATAATCTTTTATGCTTTCCAAATACTTCACAGGCTCTTTAGCGTTGTGAAAGTTCTCTGGAAAGTTTTTAATCTTTTCGTAGCACCCTGAGTAGGCTTCTGCAAACGAATCTGTTAATTCAATGATCTCTGTGTAGTACCCACCCAATGCCATGTGAACGGCAAATGAATCGGTAGAGAGGTGCATGAAGTGGGTAACAGTTCCCGAATGCAGTAATGTGCTTATGAAGTCTGCAACATCTTTTTGGTTTTCGTAAGCCATATATATCCTAAAAAGGTGGGGGAGAGCACCCCCCAAAGGCAACTGCTCATCTTTATTTTAGCAAGGTTCTTATCGTTTCGTTCAATACTATCATCTCATTTGTTTTATAAACCTTCCATATTCTTTGTTGTCCGTGTATCCCATTAAACGCCCCTTGGTGGCAGTCTTTGCACAAGGGAATGCAAAGGTATTGCTCATGTTGGACGATGTGGTGTGCGTCACTCGGGCCACTCGCATCACAGACCCCACAGTTCATTTCCTTGATGTGGGCTAAGTGCTTGCGCTCTGCTAGGGTAGGTTTATTGTTCAAAGGTCACCCCGTGTTCTGCACCCCATGCGTGTAGCCACTCCACAAACTCACTTGCTTGTTCTTTGGTGAAGTTGCGTGTCTGCATCCCTAGCTGCACAATCCCATCGCCTGCCAAATTAGGGATAACTGCGCCTGTTTTTAGCCCATTGTCTTTGCAAAACTGATCTACCAACAATCTTTTCCAACTCTCAGCATCCCATTTTGCACCCAAATGTTGCGCTTGTTTGGCTACTTCACCAATCATGGCGTGGTACTTTTCCTCTTGGTGTCGGCTCTTGGTTGCGTCTTTGATCTCTAGCGTCAATTGCTTGGTCTGTAACGCTTTCAGCACTTTAGGCCACAGCCCCGTCATCAGGGCTTTAGCCTGCTTTTCGTCTGTTAATTGGAATCGCATTCTTGCACCATGATGTTTGCGCCAGCAGTCTCAGCATAGACCTTGGTGATGTGTGCCTCTACAATCTGCGAGTCATTTAAATACACAATGCCTTGCATGGCATCGGTAATACTTTTGTAAACATTATCTAAATCTACTTTTTTGGGATATTCAACGCCTCGTAAACAGGCTTCCTTGCGCTTTTTGGAGTAGGAAGTAGGTACACCATAGCGGAGGTATAAAAACACAGTTAAAGCCCCTTTTAATGGCTCTGATGCGCCTATTGCTTGCCTTGCCTTCAACCCTACTAGGGTTTCGTACTCCAAAGTCTTGGAATCTGTATAGGTCTGGACAAATGTTCCTCGTCTAGCAAACCTTGGTCTACCCTTCGGTACTGGATCGCCATCAACCGTGAATGTCACTACTAGCGTCATTGCGTAGCTCCTTCAGTCTTTCCACAATCAAGGTAACCAGAGTAGGAAAATCCGACTTCAAGGCTTTGCTCATATATCTTGCGTGATCGATGGTTGCTTTGTTCATCGCAAGTAACGCATAGTGCCTCGCCAAATGCTCGACATAAATCCCCTGTCCGTTCCAAGGCTTGATTTGTGAGAGCCAAGGACACATTGTCTCCCCTTGCAATTCGGTCAAGGATTTCATTTGCTTGTTGTTTGTTCATGAATTTCCATCCCGTAGTTGTTGACAATATTTTGGTTTTCATAGTGTTTTATTTTTATCAATCTGTTTTTTCTAAATGGCTTGTAATCAACATGGTGATGCCAACGATTGAACTTCCACACAACCCTAGCCACATCTGGGTGCATATCCTCAAGCATCTTGGATTTTTTTAATGTGCCTTCGTTTTCATAAAACTCTTTAGTGTTACCACCTTTGATTTTTTGCGTAGACATTTTTCCTTGCAACAATCCATTGAATTGAACAGTACACAAACCATCTTTTAAAACCCTTAAAGATAAATCCGTATCTTCGTTGTATCTACCTCTCCAACGATAAGTTATGTCGTTCCTAATCAATAAGCAACTGTAAATTCTTGTGTTCAATGTAAAAGGTGGTTTAGATTCATTAGAGTGGCAGAAATTAGCATAATTCAATCCCGCGATGCCAATGTTGGAATATCTAAGTACAAAATCTTCACAAGCATAAAAGTAAGTGCCATCACCACAACCAATTTTCATGTTGTTGTTGAAACGTTCAAAACTCTCTATGTTGTCATCCATGACCCAATGCCACTTATGTCCGTTGTCTATGGAATGTTGCCAAGCAAAATTTCGTGCAGGACCAGGCCCTGTGCGTAAATCATCGTCTTTCCAAAAGTTGTCGTATTCGGTTTTGTAGATTGGTGGCAATACCAATACTTTTTCTTTTCCAACCAATTCGCAATACTGTTCATACTCTTGTTGTTCAACAATCATGTAGAAAGGAACATTCATTCTTTTCAATGTTGCACTTGTTGGATTGTTTGTGTATCTTCCTTTGCTTACTATGTAAACAGGAAATCTAGGATTCATTGGTTTATTGGAAACACAATGGTATTTACTGCTTTTTTCTTTTAATGGAAACCACGCCTGTTTTTTAGTTAGTTCTTGTTTGCCATCAAATACTTTGTTGGTTTCAAAAACATAATTTTTTAACAACTCGTTAAAGGTATCAAAGTCAGTTCTGTTTCTAAATTTGATAAGTGCGGTAATTTCTGGCTCTGGTTCGTCAACATTTTTATAGTCGGGCATATTGACCCAATCATCTAAAACTGAAGTCTCCAAGTCATCGAAAATTTCTTCTTGATAGAAGTTCATCAGAAGTCCTCCTTTTCGTACCACTGTTGTATGGTCTGGCTAACAGGCTTGGCAACGATAGGGCGCTTGTAATCGCTAGAGTTCTTTTCCCATTGGTGCTTAGAACACTTAGGCTTATCACCACTCATGTGTACTGACCAGCGACTAGGACAACCAGCAACAGAACACATAAGGCGTTGCATCTCGTCAAAACCATTGTCTTGTTTTTGGTTATTTTTGAAATTAGTTAGTGCCATGATATTTTCCTTCCACGATTTTTGCAAAATTGCTTGGTTTTAGTATCCACTCTAGGTCTGCCACAAAAGACCGCCCAGACTTGTCGTTGACTCTGCCTGTCAGAAACTTGGAAGTGCCAATATGGGTAAAAAACTCTGCCCACCAGTTCAGCACATCTTGGGCGGTTATTGGTTTGGCAGCAGATAACTCCAAAGCCACTTCTCGCCACCTCTGCCTGAGATAACCCTTACGAGTCTCATTCCAGATTTCCACCTTGCGTAAGGTTGGCAAATGTATGTGGTAAAGGTCGATTACCTCTTCATGAAAGCATTTTGGTAAACCTGTTTTTTCTTCTGGCTCACCGCTAGGTGGGCTAATAGATATATCGGTTTTAGTCTTTGTTTTAGTTTCTGTTTCTGTTTCGGTTAAAGGTACATCTGTATACAACTGTATGCAAATGCCTTCATGTGCAGGATATTTGCTTTCCTTTGCTCGGGGAATGTTGTCCCATTTGCACATTTGTAAATATGGCTTGCCCTGTACCTCATATAGCAAAATAAGGTTAGCCCTACTCAATTCCTCAAGTAGTTCTTTGCATTTGTTTATGGAAACACTTTCTTTTATTGGAAAGCATTGAGCCTTAATCATGGCTGGCCTTGCGTCAAAACGACCAAAATCGTCAACTGTCACCAGTAGCCGATAAAAGATGTTTTCTGCTTGAGGGGATAAATTGTCAATAGCCTCGCTGTCACGAACACCAGGCTTTAAATACCGAGTAGGCATATCTTTTCCTTCTGTCTGTCCTTCACTAACAAGAGAAACCTCGGCAGGCGGGAAGGCTCGCTTTTCGATACGCTCATGACTTCGTATCTAGCCGTGTTTCAAACCATTATAAGTTATTTAAACCACTCAGGTTTAAGAACCAACAACTGCCACATCCTTGCTTTAGGAACAGTCTTCCATTGCGAAACCGCAGCTTGGCTGATACCCAATATATCGGCAAGATCACGCTGTGAGCCTGCCAGACGGATAAGATGTTCTTTTGTCATGCCCGATATTTTACATAAGTTAACTTAATCCGTATTAGGGTTTATCCCTAGAAAATACTTATATAAGTTGGCTTAAGATGCGTCTATGCCGTAGCGTTTAGCAAGCGGTCTTTTTAGGAGTTAGTATGAAAATCGTAGAAATTTACTGCCAAGAGGAACGCTTTAATCCTCGCCTTAATTGCACAGTATCTGGTGCTTGGATGGTTAGATACGAAAACGGCCTCGAAGTACCTATCTGCCGTGACTATGAGGCTTCTGACAGCAAAGAAGCGTTGTCTATTTTGAACCAAGACAATACCACTACATGGAAACATAACGCCCCATTTAACTCACAGTTTTTGGGCGCACAACCCGCTCGCGCTGGTCAAGATTATTAAGGAAACACCATGATTAAAAATTACGCTGACGAACACACAGAATTTGACCGCATGACTTGTATGTGCGACCACACCGAAGTCGACTGCTTCTTTGACTCATACACCGACAGTTTGCACTTTGCATACATCGGTGGTCAGTTAGTTACCGAGATGTTGCGTGACTCAGTTATCCAAGATTTTGAGCGCCAATACACCAAGGCTTGCAAAGAAGAAGCCGACAACGACAAACTTGATGCAGCTATTGCCCGCTATGAACTTAAACAGGAACTAGCATGATTGACGGCCCTTACACCCCCACAAAACCCACTAAAGCAGACCAAGTAATCCTATGGTTATCTGGCTTTGTTGCTGGTCTTATCTTTGCCCTTTTAATCACAGGAAATTAAATGAAAAACATTGCTACTGCTTTGGTCAAGGCACAAAAGGCTTTTGGGCCTGCTTTAAAGACCTCTACAAACCCCCACTTCCGTTCACGCTATGCTGACCTATCCGCTTGCGTTGAGGCTGTTGTGGACTCGTTAAACAACAATGGCATATATCTTCTTCAAAAGAACTATGACTGCGCTGACGGGGTTATGGTGGAAACTGTGTTTGTCCATGAATCTGGTGAAATGTTGGAGTGCGGAATAGTCCACTTTCCTGCCGTTAAACACGACCCCCAAGGTTATGCCTCGGCTTTGACCTATGCCCGTAGGTACTCATTGATGGCAGCTTGCGGTATTGCCCCAGAAGATGATGATGGCAATCTAGCATCCAAAAAGCCTGCGGTTAAGGAAACCAAGGCTAACCACAACCAGATGCAAGACCACATCACCTCTATCAGCGAGTCCACCACCTTAGAGGAACTCCAGACGCGCTTTAAAGAGGCTTACAAGTCTGCGGGTACGGACAAGGAATGGCTTGAGGCTGTTACTAGTGCAAAAGACTTAATGAAAAGGAAACTTAAATGAATGAAGTAGAACAACGCTCGACTACGATAAATCATCTTAAATTAACTACACGCGCTACAAATGTTTTACGCGCTAAAAACATTGAAACAATAGAGCAGTTAACTTTGCTTACAAGAAATGATTTATTAAAAATAGATGACATAGGCAGAAAAACATTGCAAAACATTGAAACCGAACTTGCTGTTTTAAACTTACGATTAAAAGGATAAAAATGGAACAACGCACAGAAGAATGGTTCACAGCCCGTCTGGGCAAAGTTACCGCTAGTCGGGTGGCAGATGTAATCGCCAAGACCAAATCAGGCTATTCCGCTAGTCGGGATAACTACATGGCGCAATTGATCTGTGAACGCCTAACAGGACAAAAGGCAGAGTCTTTTTCAAATAGTGCGATGGAGTGGGGGGTAGCCAATGAAGCCCTGGCTATCTCGGCTTACGAGAATGCCACTAATGTCTTGGTTGAGGCGGTAGGATTTGTTGATCACCCAACGATTGCAATGTCTGGCGCGTCTCCTGATGGATTGGTGTCGGACAAGGGTATTTGTGAAGTGAAATGCCCCCAGACGAATACGCAAATCGAAACCTTGTTGGCAGACAAAGTGCCATCTAAATACATTCCGCAGATTCAATGGCAGC